AAGTTCGGGATATGACTAAATCCCAACTTATCAAAGGTGCCTTCCGTATGCTCACTCTTAAGTTGGGTCAGGCAAACATTCCTATGATTGTTACTAACCACACCTACGATGTCATTGGCGCTTACGTTCCTACAAAAGAGATGGGAGGCGGTTCTGGTCTTAAGTATGCTGCTTCTACTATCATCCATCTCTCAAAGAAGAAAGAGAAAGACGGAACAGAAATTGTCGGAAATCTTATCAAGGCAAAGACTGCTAAGTCGCGTTTAAGCAAGGAGAACCAAGATGTTACGGTGCGTCTTTATTACGATGAGCGTGGTCTTGATCGTTATTACGGTCTTCTTGAACTCGGTGAGATCGGTGGACTTTGGAAGAATGTCGCAGGTCGATATGAAATCGACGGAAAAAAAGTCTATGCTAAGGCAATCCTTAAAGAACCAGAGGCATATTTTACCCCAGAGGTAATGGAAAAACTTGATCAAATTGCAAAGACTGAATTCTCATATGGAACGAATTGAAACAACAATTCTCAGAAACTTAATACATAACGAAGATTATTCTCGGAAAGTTATTCCATTTATTGAACCCACTTATTTTGAGCAAAGAACCGAAAAGGTAATCTTTGAAGAGATTACTCAGTTTATTGTAAAGTATGGATCGGCAATCACAACCGAAGCACTAAATATTGAGGTTGAGAATCGAACTGATCTAAACGAGAGTGAAATCAAAGAGACAAGAGATATTTGTAACTCATTCACAGACTCTCCAGTAGATCACCAATGGTTACTAGACACCACCGAAAAGTGGTGCCGTGACCGTGCGATTTATCTTGCCCTGATGGAATCGATCCATATTGCTGATGGTAATGATGAGAAGAAGAATCGGGATGCCATTCCCAGCATTCTTTCTGATGCACTGGCGGTTTCATTTGACAATAACATTGGACACGACTACTTACAAAACTACGAAGAAAGATATGAGTTCTATCACAAGAAAGAGGACAAGATTCCGTTTGATCTCGAATATTTCAACAAAATCACAAAAGGTGGTTTACCTAACAAGACTCTTAACATCGCACTTGCTGGTACGGGTGTCGGGAAATCTTTATTCATGTGCCATGTTGCTAGCTCCGTGTTGCTCCAAGGACGGAACGTTCTCTACATTACAATGGAGATGGCAGAAGAGAAAATTGCTGAACGAATTGACGCCAACCTTCTCAATGTCCCAATCCAAGACCTGACAGAACTTCCCAAGTCATCGTTTGAGAATAAAATCACTAAGTTGGCAGCAAAGACGCAGGGGTCACTTATAATTAAGGAATATCCAACTGCGAGTGCACATAGTGGACACTTTAAAGCACTTCTTAATGAACTTGCACTTAAGAAGTCATTTAGACCTGATATTATTTTCATTGATTACCTTAATATATGTGCTTCCAGTAGGTATAGGCAGGGTGGCTCTATCAATTCATATAGCTATATTAAGTCTATTGCAGAGGAGCTTAGAGGGTTGGCTGTCGAAGCCGAGGTCCCTATCGTATCTGCCACCCAGACCACTCGTTCTGGTTATGGTAGCAGTGACGTTGACCTTACTGACACTTCTGAGTCCTTTGGTCTCCCTGCTACTGCTGATCTTATGTTTGCCCTTATTAGCACTGAGGAACTTGAACAACTTGGTCAGATAATGGTCAAACAGTTGAAGAATCGATACAATGATCTTTCTATGAATAAGAGATTCATCGTTGGTATTGATCGTGCGAAGATGCGTCTTTATGATTGTGAACAAACAGCACAAAATGATATACTTGACTCTGGTCAGGAAGAAGAGTATAATAACGAAGATAAACCCAAAAAATCTTTTGAGGGATTCAAGTTTTGATTTACTTTACAGTATATGATAGTGAAGGAAATAAGATTGCTGATTGTGGAAATGAAATAGATGCCAAACGATTGGCGGAGTATCGTAAAGGTACTTATAAGTCCAATCGTATGGAATGGAAAGAAACAGTTACTATCGAACCTTTAGAACCTCTAAGGATTCCTTCTATCAAAATCGGGGGTCAAGAAATCCCTCTACAACAAAAATTACCAGACACACAACAAGAGCCTTTAGAACTATGAGTAAAATTGATTTTGAAAAATATCAAGTATTTGTTGATGCGGTTACTAGCGATGCCTCTACTGATTTTGTCGCACTTTCCGACCGCCTTGTTACCCTTGATGAGAAGGGTGCCAATATTGAGCGACTACTTACTGCGGGTGTTGGTATTAATGCTGAAGGTGGGGAGTTTCTTGAAATCATCAAGAAGATGGTTTTTCAAGGAAAACCTTGGGACGACCATAACCGTGAGCATCTTATTATTGAACTCGGTGATCTTATGTGGTACGTTGCTCAAGCCTGCATGGCACTCGGTGTTTCCTTCGATGATGTGATCGCACGTAATGTAACTAAACTGGAAAAGCGTTATCCTGGTGGTGCATTTGATGTATACTACTCTGAGAATCGTTCGGAGGGAGACCTGTGAGTAAAGAAAAGAAAGTAACAGTAGAACTGTCCGTCTATCAGGCAGCAGCAGTTCGGCAATCACTCTTTACTGATACCAAAGGATATACTTATGATCCTAAGTGTATTCCGGAAAGAGTTTCTCAGATTCGTGAAGCAATCGTTCAAATTGATAATCAACTTGAGGAAATTTTAAGTGAAGAAACTGATTCATAAGTATCTTAAACTTGCAGCAAAGATACCAGAGAGGCACTACTGGCCTCTCTTTATTTTCCTCTCACTTTATTTTGTTGTTCCATATAGTGAGTTTGTAGTTACAATCTTTCTTCTTGGATATTTTAAGTTTGAGCAGACTTATCGAAATCTTTTTGCCAAAGTCATATCACCTTTACCTGATGTAATCAAGTATGGTGGTTCAATCATTTTTTTCCTAGTGATGCTAGATGACACTCTGTTCTATGCTATTATCATTCTTGCCGCTTTGTGGACAAGTAAAGGAGTCAAAAAACTAGAAAAAGATGTACACGATTCTTAACTACTTGACAGCATTTTGGTCAGTTGTTATAATGAATTGTATTCAACCCGTTAACTGGCAATATTGTTATCGGGTTGACCAGTGGTTAATTCCTGATATTCAAGAAGGAATCAAACATTACACTGGAGAAATAGTTCCTTATCAAACTGAAAAGGACTATCTCAAGGGGTTATAGCTCAGTTGGTAGAGCGCCTGCTTTGCAAGCAGGATGTCAGCGGTTCGAGTCCGCTTAACTCCATTCTAAATACTTCAAAAAGTATTATGGCAACAATTGCTGAAACTTTATTGGCTCTCAATGAAATCTTGCAGGATTATGATACTGAAGTAAAAAGTGCTGGTCCTTTAGTCACAACTTTATTTGTTTATTCAAAAGAGAGATCGGAAGCTAGGGAAGAAATAAAGGCAGAATTTAAAAAAAGAAACATAAATGTTGAACAAGTAAAGGTTCCAAAATCCACATTTGAGGGATTGAGAGTATCTGAAACTACCAGATCTTATCTAAACATAGTATTTAAACCTAAAAAGGGTGGTGGATCTGGTGCTGGAGCAGCACTAACAAAAATGGCAGAATCTGCCCAAGCAGTTTATGCTGCAGTGGCATTTGGTCTTGGCAGAGAAATTACACACTCCGATATTACTCCCGATAACGTTCAAAAATTTAAATCTAAATTTGATGTCGATGAGGATACTGATAAGATACTAAATGAATTGACTGATGATTGGATAGCATCTTCACTTTTAGGTGCCAATGAGTTGTGGAATAAATTTAAAAAGATAAAACAGGGCATAGTTTTTCATAGAGGATCAAAGACTGTTGATCATATTGAAAATCAATTTAAAAGAATTAAAAAGAAAGAGGGAATCAGATTAGATATTAATAAATGGTCACCGGCAGACATATATGTTACTACACCTGGATACGATTCTAAATGTTTAGAGGATGAGCAATCTATAAAAGGATTGAATCAATGTATGAATGAAAGAATAAATCCACAAAATCCTGTAATGTTTGGTGTTTCTTTGAAAAAAATGTCCAATACTGCAACCTTGAAGTTGTTAAATTTTGATAAGAAAGATGCTTTGGAAAAGACATATTCTGGTTTTGAGATGAGTTATGATAGTATTGATATCTACTTAAATTATAATGATGGAACTAGAATACAATTTAGATCTTTTGGTGGAAGTAAATCATTGACTGGATGGCAGGGAGAAGTAAAAGGGACCAAAGCAAATCAGGGAAAAATATCTTTGGGTCCCGTAAACTTGCTTTTAAAGATGCATGGAGAATCACCAATTGCAACTGATTATGCCAATCAAATAAAAAATGCCACAAAAAAACTTAAGATAATCGAAGATGTGAAAGAAGGATTGCAAAAATATTCAAAGGGATATACTGAAGCAAAGTTTAATGATCTTCAAATTAAGAAACAAAAAAATGGTACTTTTGATGCATGGTTGTATTCAAAAATTCATTGCATTGCACTCAGAGAAAAAATTGAGTCAATACCAAAGACTAAAGTAAATCAAGTGTGTGAGGATTTTTATTTGTATGCTAATTCCAGATCTTCTTTATCCGCACCTTATTATAAGTTAGAATAATGAACTCCCACATTACAGAATTATTACAGTCTTTTGAGACGGACTCAAAGGCACCGAAAAGGAAGTATAATGACTTCCTCGCACACGTCTATACAACCTTTGACAAACACATCTCATTATGCAAGTCAGATAAGATGATGAATAAATATAAGAAAATGAGGAATAATGTCCTCAGTTACATTGTTGCCAACGAAAAGTCTATAATTTCTAAACTGAGTAAGTAATGAAGAGCTTCTTCCAATTTTTATCCGAAAATACTGCTACTCAACAAGCAGCACGTCTTGGTCTGCAGGGTGATGGGCACGGTGGATGGTATGATAAAAAGGGAGAGTTCGTTGCAAAGACAGAAAAAGGAAGACTGAAGTTTTATAATAAGCGTCAGAGAGTTGGGCAGCAGGATCCTCCACAGACTGATAAGGAAAAGAATCTTTCTACACCATCATCTGCACCTGCACCAGAACAACCAGCAGCACAAGAACCACCTGCACAGGAAGGTCCACCACCAGTAGAAAAAACCAAAGGAACTCTGACCGTTGCATTTGGTCGTTTTAATCCACCAACAACAGGACACGAAAAACTTTTGGATACTGTGGCATCAAGTTCTGATGATGGAGACTATATTATTATTCCATCACGTAGTCAAGATAAAAAGAAGAATCCATTAGATCCTGATACAAAAGTATCTGTGATGCGTCAAATGTTCCCTCAACACAGTGAGAGAATCGTTAATGATCCTCAGAATAGAACTATCTTTGATGTTCTGAAGAAAGCTCATATGGATGGATATGCTGGTGTTCGTATCATCGGTGGAGGTGATCGTGTTGCCGAGTTTGAGAAACTCTCCAACAATTACAATGGAAAACTCTATGCCTTTGACAATGTAGAAGTTCTTTCTGCAGGAGATAGAGATCCTGATGGTGATGATGTTTCTGGTATGTCTGCATCCAAGCAAAGAAAGGCAGCAGCAGAGGGAGATTTTACAACATTCCGTAAGGGTGTTCCATCATCAATGAACGCAAAACAGGCAAGAGATCTTTATAATAGTATTCGTACAGCAATGGAAATTAAAGAAGGATGGAATATGTGGGAGATTGCTCCTAAGTTTGATTGGAAAAGTCTTCGTGAAAACTTCGTCAATAAAAATATTTTCAATGTTGGGCAAGTGGTAGAAAACCTTAACACTGGACTGGTCGGTAAGATTATTCGTCGTGGTGCAAATCATTTGATCTGTGTCACTGAAGATAATATTATGTTTAAGTCTTGGATTAAAGATGTGCAGGAAGCAGTTGTTAATGGAACAGAGAAGTCTGGAGTTCCTGCAAACCAAAGAGAAGTTGGCACTGATGCACATAGAAAATATGTAGAAACTATGGTTCCAGGAAGCAACTGGGGAAGAGATTTCATAAATAAATATAGAAAAAAGTAAGAATCATTAGATCTTCCAATGAGTAACCATATTTCTGAAGAAGGAC